AAACCGCCCTCGACTACTACCTCCTGCCGCAACTGGATTTCGGCCAACCACGCATCAGCTTGGCTGAACACAATGGGATCGAGTTCGAGAGTTACCGGTTCGACAGCTTGGAGTTCCTCTATGGCAGCTTCTCGAAGAACTCGGGCGAGCACAGGCAGCGCACGCCGGTCATGAATTCGCCGCGCAGGTTCTCTTCGATGTGCGCCAGGGTAGCCGCGACGTGATCGACGAACATGGAGTACAGGCGATCAACTTCCGCCTGCAGGCGGGCATGGGCCTCGGGGCCAAGTTTCTCGTGCGGAGAGAAGTCGTTCTTGTGATCCCCGGCGGTAACCGGCGTGTAGCGATAGCCCTGCTGGGCATCACGGGCGGTCTGATCGACATGCATGGCGATCACGCCGATGGAACCGACGCCGCCCGTCCGGCTGACCAAGAGTCGCGAGGCAGCACAGCCGATCGCATAGGCCGCCGAAAAGGCGGTATCGGAGGCGATGGCCCAAACGGGTTTCACCCCGTCGGCGGCACGGATGCGCTCGCCGAGTTCGAATACGCCTCCGGCTTCGCCTCCGGGCGAATCAATGTCGAGAACGATGCCCTCGACCGAAGGGTCAGCGATTGCCGCATCGACCATGCCGGCGATCTCGGCGTAGGACGTGAAGCCCGATGCCGGGTCGAGTCCCACGGTACGGCGCACCAGTGAGCCAACCACCGGAATCACGGCGATTCCGACTGGGGCATCGATCGACGGCCGCTTCAGAATGCTCGGCACGGCCAGATCTGACTCTGGCCAATTGACGCGTTCGCCGAGCACGGAGAGGATCACATCCAGTTTGGCACGGGCGAGCAGAAGCGGCGTCCCGTAGAGACGGGACGCAAGATGAGGCAGATTCATGTCAGGGGTTCTCCGGGTTGTCGGGAGAGACAGGGGCCGCTTGTGCAGTCCCCAGGTCGTGGCGTGGATCGGACTCGAACACGAGGCCGAGGGCATCCGCCCGGGCGTTATCCGCTGCAATCTCGCGATCGACATCCTCGGCGTCGTAGCCGAAGGACGAGATCGCCTCGGAGCGGGACAGCAGACCGGCTCGCATGGCGGTCAGCATGGCGTTGAACTCCTTTTGCGGATCCACCCACTGCCAGCCTTGCGGAATCCACTTCACCGCCAGGTACTCACGGCGCCGGGTCGGGCCGCCACGGGCATAACTCGGCAGCGACAGGGCGCCTTCGAGCACCGCCTGCTCAATGAACGCCTGCCAGATTGGCCGGCACAGTTGATGGACGATCACGCCATGCTGGAGTGCTTCGCAGCGGCGGCGGAACTCAAGGAGTCCAGCCCGGATCGAGGAGTAATTAACCTGGGTGAGATCCCCGGTCAGTTGTTCGTAGGTCACGCCCATGGCGGCAGCGACCGCCCGGAACTGCATGCGCAGGAACTCGGCATAGCTCGCGCCAACATCGGCGGGCTGGGAGAACTTCACGTCCTCACCGGGCTCCAGGATCTGCAAGGTACCTGGTTCCAGCCCGGCCAGCGCCACGCCATTGGGATCGGCCGAGCCTTCGCCCATCAGGTTGTCTTCGGGGGCCAGGCGAGTGATGAAACCGGCGAACATGGCGGCGGTTTTCTTGCGCACCAGCTCGGCATCGTCGTACTGGTCGAGTTCGTTGAGTTTGACCAGGGCCCGCGCCAGCCAGGGCTCGCCACGGATCTGGCCTGGGCGCAACGGGCGGAACAGATGCAGGATTTCGCTGGCGTCGACGCGCACGGTTTCCATGCCCCCATTTCCGGACATCGGGGCCAATGCACCATCCTCGGGATGGGTGCGGTAGAGGTGGTAGGCCACCCGCCGCCCGAGGCGATCGAACTCGATGCCAGCGCGGATCACGTTGCCGTTCTCCGCCGTGGTGTTGAGGGTCACCGGCAGATGCTCGGGCTCCAGCACCTGCAATTGCAGCGCCACGGCCAGACCATCCTCCTTGCGGCGGTAGCGGATACGGATCAGCGCTTCGCCACCTTCGAGCATGGCGCGACAGGCCAGCGCCTGCAGCCCGTAGAAGTCGGTCAGGCCCGCCGCATCGGCATCCAGGGTCCAGTCGCGCCACAAGGCCTGGATCCGCTCGCGGATGGTCGGATCAGTCACCAGGGACTGCGGCTTGATGCCGGTGCCGATGGCGTTGGCGACATAGGATTCCAGGGCGGCATTGGCCCAGGCATTTCTCCTGACCAGGTCGCGGCTCTTGGTGCGCAGTTCTGTTTGGGTTGCGGTCATTGCCGCGACGGCACCCGGATTGCTCGGCAGCCAGGCAAACGAACGCCGACCCGCACCGGCGGCCTCATGCAGCGGGTTGCCGCCGAACATGCGCCGCGAGATTCGTTTGAGCCAGCCCATTCAGAACCCCTTCGCCGTGGTGATGCGGATCTGCCGGGCAGCACGCGGAATCAGTCCGGTCGTCACGGCATCCTTGTGAAGCGCCACTTCGACCTCATGAATCGCCGCCGTAAGCTCATCGATCGAACGGTATTCGACGGTCTTGTCACCGAAGGTCACGCGCTTCTCGCCCTTGGCCAGTGCGTCGCGCAGGGCCTGCAACTGGGCCTCGGTGTAGGTCGGTGTGCTCACCGAAACACGACCAGGCTGATCTCGGGGGAGTCGGCCAGCGACCCCGACGAGGACGTACAGACGATCTCCAGCCCGGCCTCCACCTTGTTGTCGGCGGTACCACGTGCAGCAGCGAAGCGAACGGTGCCACTGTTGGTGTTACTGCGTCCGGCGGCCACCCAGCAGTACCCCGTATCGGCCATCGCGGTCACAAAAGCGATGCGGTATCGGCCAGTGGCCAGACGGGTCACGGACGCCACGTTGTGGGCGGCACGTACTTGCACCGACCCATTCGCGTAGCCGAAGTTGACCCAGGCACGCGCGAGTCCGGGGTGATCGGGACGGATCAGCCCCTTGATCTCGTTGCCGATGCGGCTGGCCAGCGCAGAGAGTTGCGATGCGAGGCTCATGCCTTACACCAGGGCGGCTTCGAAGATCGCGACAAAGTCCGTCGCGACGTCGCCAATATCAGTGGCAGCCACCGCACCGATGTTGGTCCTGGCCTGCTGCTGCTCCAGGACGGTGAGCGTCTGCGCAGCATCGAAGCGGACGCGCTTGTCGATAGCCGATGTCAGAGCGGCGATACCGGACTGATCGTTCTGCAAGGCCTGCTGGAGTTCCAGCAGCGTGTCGTAGGCCGGGTCGGCACCACCCAGGATGTCCGCCTTGAGGGCATCGAGCAAGGTGACCACCTTGTTCGACGAATAGGTCGTCGTGGTCGACACCTGCAGGTCGTCGATCATGACCGCCGTGACAATCGCGGCCTTGAGTTCGTTGATGGCGGCGACGAGACTCGACTTGTCTGTCGTGGTCAGTGCCGTCAGGGTGCCGGTGCGGCCTTTGACGGTATTGAATTCCTCGGCAACGCGGAGGACGAAGCTATTGAGTTGGGTTTGCAAGCTCATGAGTTACTCCAGTTATGTCAGCCAACGGCTGCGGATCAATTGACGGCCGGGTTTGCGGGCGCCAGAAACAGCGAGGCCACCGCTATGGGTGGCCTCGATATCGGATACATAGGACGACTCAGGGGGATCGGAGGTGACCATCCCGAGTTGCTTTTCCAGTTCTCGCCAGTGGCGATCCTCGAAGCGATCGAGGCCAGAGGCGGCTGCAGCGGCCCGGGCATAGACGTAGCAGTCCAGCGCCTCATTGCGCTCCCGCATCTTCTGCCACTCACGAATGGCGAAGCCATTCCGGTCACGCCGGGTCACCAGTTGCTCGGCGCAAAGTTGCTGCAGATACTCGGCATCCACCTTTGGCAGATGGACAAAGCCGGCCGGATAGCGAACCGTGACGCCGTCCTCGGCCACTTCCGGGGATTTGCGTAGGTTGTTGTAGAACTCCAGCTTGGCAATACCGCCTGCGACCGAGAAAACCTTGATGCCCCGGCGCAGCTTCTTGCCGCCGGTGGTGGCATCGACGGCGGTTGGCGTACCTACAAGGGCTGCACCCCGTGCCACCCCCTTGACCGCCATCAACCGGGAGTCGCGTACCTGGCGCACGAAGGCATAGGCTTCCTGCGTGGCGAAGCCGGTATCCAGTGCGAGTCGCGACAGCGGCATCTGGCAACCTGTCTCATGCGTCCAGGTCTCGCGCAGCACAGCGGCCAACGAGAGCCAGACTTCGTTGCGGGCCGTGTCACCCATCAGCACCCGGTGCTCGACGAGCCAGGATTCCTTGCCGCGTCCGAAGGCCCAAACCGATACTTCGATCCGATCCTTCTGCACGTCGGCGCCAGCCGTAAGCAACAGGCCGCTGGCCGGCACTGCGCCAATGCGATAGTCCTCGCGCCGTTCCAACAGGCGCTGCCAGTCGGGCGCTTCACCTTCCTCGACCCAGGTCTCCCCGAGTTCGGTGTTCTTGAAGGTCTTGATCTCGGCCGACGATCCGGACTCCTTGCTGATGGAACGCTCCCAGGCCATGGCGATGTCCCTCCACGACCTCCAGCCAATCGGGCTGTATAGGCTCGACAGGTGAAAGCCAGCCGTCTTGTTGCTGCCCTCGGCCATCGCTCGCCACTCGCCGTGCTCCAGCATCCAGGTCTTGTGATGCTCAGGGATCGGCACCTCGCAGGACTCACAGACGTAGGCGGCCGTTTCCGGGTTGGTGCCGTTCTCGCCACGCTCCCAGCGCAGTTGCTCGAAGCGCAGCCATTGCCGGTGACCGCAGTGCGGGCACGGCACGAAGAAGCGGCGCTGGTCTGAGGCTTCGTACTCCCGTTCAATGGTGCTGACGCCGGCAATCGTCGGGGTCGACACGATGAAAATCTTGCGGCGGGCGAAGGTGCGCGTGCGGGCCTCGGCCAGCGCCACGGCATTGCCCTCGCCATCGACGTCCAGCGGATAACCATCTACCTCATCGAGAAAGAGGTACCGTACCGGCATCGAGCGCAGGCCGACGGCGCTGTTGGCGCCGGTCATTACCAGCACGCCGCCTCGGAATTCCTTGGCCAGGATGGTGTTGCCAGAATCACGGCTTCGGGCCGGGGCAATCAGTTCCTTGAGGATCGGCGACTCCTCGATCAGCGGGTCGATCCGCTGCTTAGAGTTGCGCTTGGCCATTTCCACGGTCGGCCACACCGCCAGGCGTCCCATCGACGTCGTCGTGTTGAACTGCTGCGTGACCGACACGAAGCTGACCCCATTGCGGTCGAACACGTCCACGAGCTTGGCGAAGTCCGGCAGGCTGCGCGTCAGGCGATCGATCTTGTAGACGACCACGATGTCGACGCGGCCGTCCTCGATGTCCGCCATCAATCGCTTGAGTGCGGGGCGATCCAGGTTGCCGCCGGAGAAGCCGCCATCGTCGTAGCCGTCCAGCACTGCGGTCCAGCCTTCATGGCGCTGGCTCGACACGAACGCCAACCCGGCGTCGCGTTGCGCTTCGAGGCTGTTGTAGTCCTGGTCCAGCCCCTCGTCGGTTGACTTGCGGGTGTAGATCGCGCAGCGCTTCCTGGGCGCAAGCGTCGGTGGCGCCGGCGTGTTGCGATGGGATTTCATGCTTCCACCTTTTTCGTGGTCTTGAGGCCGAAGAACAGAGGGCCGGACCACGGGCACCCGGTGATGACCTTGGCCACCGCCGTGAGGCTCGTGAAGCGCTGGCCACGGTATTCGAAGTCGCGCATGCCGCGCACCAGCACCTGGTGCTCGACGTCGTCGTAGACGCGCGTGAGGATCGTGCCGGGCAGCAGGCGATCAGCTTCTCGGCGCAGCCGGGGCGGCAGGATGCCGGTCTCGCCGATCTCCTCCAGCTTGCGACGCACGGATCCCTTCAGGCCGCCGAAGGCGCGCTCCTGGATCTTGTACGCGAGGCGGGTTTCGAGCCACGTCCGGTGATGGTGATTCGGGCGCTCGTCGAAGTGCTCGTCCCACAGTGCCCAGAGGCTGTCCATGGGAAGGTGGGGGATTTGGGCGACGCGGGCCGCCACGCTGGCGGCGTCGACCTGGGGTGCTTGTGTCTTCATGTGCGAACTCCTTCTTTCTGATAGGGGTTCGCATTCACGCGCTGGTTGGCAGTAAAGCCAAGGCCAACTGCGTCTTTCTCGTCTTCAGTGGTCGAGTGATCGGACGCTGACTCCTTGTCGCGCAGGCGCAGGAGCGCCACGGCGAGCAGGTCAGCGATTTCCTGGTGGGAGTGGCGCGGCCAGTCGGCGTTCGCGCAAGAGATGGGTTCGTCGTTGTGCATGGCAGGCATTCATGTGGAAAACGCTGCTCATGCTAGAAACGAAGGGCACTTCGCGTAACGTGTTTTAGAGGAAGTGCGCGGGTTTGATTCCCCGAATTGCGACCTCGATTACCTGGGATGCCGACCGAGCAAGTACTCGTACACACCGCCGTGTTGTCCCTGAGCGCGCAACGTATCCTTTCGGTCGTTCGGGATGACGCCAACTTCAAGCTGACCCACAGGCATCGAAGGTACGAACGGCGAAAAGAAGAGGACACGACCATTGAAGTAGTCGCAATCGGCGTTCACCAGTGCTGGCACGCGCCCGGTCTGCATCTGGGCAAACTTTTCTGGCGCACTGATCGCAATCGAGTACGAGTTGATGAAGTCCCACTCCCGATAGATGTCTCCATCCGAAAACGGCTGCGACAGAGCAAGACCTCGCCGAAAAAACACATCTCCCCTCGAAAGCATCGTCGAGGCTGGATGGTGGTCTAACCAGGCGCCGATGTGCCTGAGTAATAGCCGGTCATTGACCTCAAGGGTCTTGGCTATTTGCTCGTCGCTGAACGACGGCGATGGTGCAAGCGGAGCGTCCATCACGACAATCTCGGTCAATGCAACGCGACCACGGAGGATGCGTTCCAAATAGGAGCGCACGCTCGCCTTGAGTCGCTGCACGGGGATCGATTCGCGCTTGGCTCGGCCGTCGAACCAGTAAGTCGCAATCACATCGCAGAACTCGGTGGCCTTTGGCTCACCAATCTCCTCGGCCAGATCTGCGAAGAACTCCCGTTCAAGATCGTTCTTGTTGTCCGCGAAATAGGTCAGGGCATCCGCATCCATCTCCGAGCCATCAACAAGCTTGATGCCCAGGCTGTTCGGCGACCGTTCGATCTCCTTGCCGGGCGTATGGATCGCGTCAAGGAATCGCTCCATGAAGTCGTTCGACAACGCGTACTGCGGCAATGCCATAGTGCTGAGCGGCTTCGTGTTCTCATCCATGGCGCCACCCCAATCAGCGCACCGGCAACTGACCGTTCGAGACGAACTGGTCGAAGCTGTCGGTGGTTTCCTCGTCGTGCCACGACCGGTCCCATGATCGCGGCTCGGCGCTTTCAAGCAGGAGCAGCGTGAGGACACGATCTCGCGCGCCGTAGCTGTGTTTGAACTCGCGCAGCTTCATGTGCGGCGCTTCCTCGGCACACCACATCGCGGCGGACATCTCCGCGCCATCCCACTCCTGGTCGACGCCGGCATCAGCGGCGAGGGTGCCGGGCGGAGGCTCCGCAGGATCGCCATTGCGGCGGATACGCGCCCGTGTTCTGACGGCACTACTGCTGCGCCACTCGTACTTCACGAAGCCGTTGTCCCAGTACACCAGGATGGCCCGCTGCGGTGTGAACTTGATGAAGCGGATGCACAGCGCCTCGAACGACACCTCGAAGCGCTTCGCGATGGCACTGAGGACGTGCAGGTCGATCTGCTGATCGGAGATCCACTCACGCAGTAGATCGCCTGGCATCAGCAGGTTGCTGGCGAAATCGTCAGCCTCGCGCTCGATGGTTCGGATGGTGTCCGCCCCGGAGTAGACGCTTTCCTTGTCGCAACTGAAGCTGGGCCGCTGGCTGCGATGCAGGATGAAGTGGCCCAACTCATGGGTGATCGTGAAACGTTGGCGCTCGGGACTGGCCTTGCCGTTATAGAAGATTCCCCACTCGGCGGCATCCTTCGGATTGCGCACCAGCATGCCTTCGCAACTGTCGATCGCGAGCAACGTCGGGGCTTTGATCTCGCGGACGCCCGTGCCGTAGGGCGTGCCAGGCAGCATCTGCCGAACGATCTCCAGATCGATGGCGTCAGGCACGCCACCTTGGTGCCACGCCCGCAACCACTTCTGGACGGTGTTGGCCGCGATCGAGCCGGTGAGAGTCTGCGCCGCGCTCAACGCTCAGTCTCCGCTCTTGCCCTTGTCGGGGAACATGATCTGGAGGGCCTGCCGGTAGCGGTCCTTCTCTTCGTCGGTCATTCCGGCGTACTCGCGGAAGAAGCGGACGTCCTCGGGGCTCGCGTCGGGAACTTCCTGAAATGGCTCACCCATCACGTCTTGCATCGTCACGCCCAGCGCCTTGGCCAAGGCCTGAACTCGTTCCGCAGACGGGCGCTGGCCTTCCTTCATCTCCAGTTCCCAGATGTACGCCTTAGTACAGCCAACCGCGTCGGCAACTTGCTGCAGGGTCAGCTTCTTAGCCTCACGGTAGCGCCGCAGGCGTGCTCCGAATCCCGAAGCCATAGCGATGCTCCTGTCTAAGTGTGATTACAGCCCGCTAGTATAGCCCTGAGATACCTGTGTCGGTCAAATGTGCCACACAGATTGACAAGCGGGAATCCGGGAGACACAATCACGCTGTATCTCGCTACTTTACTATTGCGGGAGCTTTGTTTAGTAACCTCAGTCGCCGGCCAGCGCACCCAGACCTTCGGTCCGCAGACCTCCGACACCAACTCGGAAAGGACTGCCATCATGAAAAAAACCTGGATCGAACTGCTGCACGAATTGCCGGTGGACACCACGCTGCGTGAGTTCCTGACTGGCCATGGGCTGAACATGCCCGACGACTTCGCGTGGACCGACTTGCCGGAAACCACGCAGGCGTTGATCGACGCCTTGGTTGCCTGCCCGGACGCGGCCGTGCGCGACCCGGTGGCGGCCAAGCTCCGCGCCAGCGTCGCCCTCGGTGATTCTGCGGGGACGCAGGCGATGTTCCAGGTGGCCGCCGGCAATGGCGCGGTTTTGACCAGCCTGGCAACCTGCAAGAGCGACACGCATCGGTCGTTCTGGCTCTACGTGAAGCACCCAGACCTCTTCGACCGTGCCGGCGACGTCGACCACTTCGAACGCCAGGTCGCCCACGCCCAGCAGCATGACCTGGGCGTGAAGAAGACTCCCGACACGTCCGATGCTGCGCTGACGGCTCTGCGTGCTGACGTCTCGGCCTTCTACCAGCGGGAGATGCAGTGCGGCGACCGCAGCAAGGCCTACGTCGTCCAGCGCAGCCCGAGCGTGTACCTGTTGAGCGTCCACATCAAGGACCTGTCGATGGTGCACCTGGAGTTCGAGGGCGATGACCTGAAGCGCCGCGTCGGCAACCCGAACATCCACTCGGTGCTGGAGTACTCCGCCATCACGGGCGTCACCCGGTCGCTGGTCAAGGGTGGCGCCAAGTACCACCAGATGTTGCTGAAGGCCTTCGCCGAGCACCTGCTTCATGTGAAGGTTGATGCCCACCGCCTGATGCCGCCGACGCTGGACCTCTCCGTGCTCCGGTTGGGCTTCGATGTTCCGCAGGCGGAGGTGGACGGGTTCAACGTGCTGCAGGTGAAGTCGATCAGTCTGCTCAGCCCGGATACGCAACTGAAGGTCGATTGCACCGCGATGGCATCCAGCGAACACCGCTGCGTGACCGATCTGCTGGCCGAAAAGTTGCCGGGTCCGCTGGCCGAGAACTGGCTCGTCACCCGCGCGCACATCAACCTGTACTACCCGCCCGAGCCCGGCAAGACGCGTCCAAAGGTGGTCACCATCGAGGTCACGCGCAAGGGCCGGCTGAACCTGCACAAGTTCGATGCGGCCCTGCAGGCGCAGTTGGAGGGGTACCTGGTCTCGCTGGGCATCCTCCAGAAGGGGCAGACGCTCAACCCGCAGGAAACGCCGCCGAGCGAGGACGTGCACGATCTGCAGCCCGCCTTCGAGCACTGACCGGTGTCAGCTCACGAAGCGTGGTCGCTGGTCTGCCGCCTGTTCGCGGGTGGCACGCCGGTCTTCCGGGGTGCGCTGTCGCCCGCCGAGATCAGGGCCTGCTCGTCCCTCGGGCCCGCGATCAAGCCGACGGTCGTGAACCGCACCTTCACCCTGTGCCCGTATTGCCAACTGCGCAACGGCCAGCTCTTCGGCGACGGCCAGGGCGGGCAGGTTTGCCAGTGCCCGGACTGCGGCCCCATCCCAATCGCCGCTGACGATCGAGCAGCAGTGCTGCTGGACGAGGGGTGGCTACGGTCGAAGCTGCGCATCGCGCTGGAGATTGAAAGCCGGGATGGCGTCACCGACCTTGGCGATGGAATCTGGAGGCTGGGCGAGGCACGTCGTGAGCCGGTGCTGCTTTCCAGGAGTCTGACCCGCCTCTGGGCCGAGCCATCGGTCTTTGACCGGATCCGCGTGCCTGGCGCCGGCATCCGGGTCATCGCACCGAGGGCGGCCCAGGTGCGTGGAGCTCCGTTTGTCGGCGGGATCGAGTGGCTGCCGCTGGAGGAGCGCTTCACCTTCTACGGCGGCGGCATCGCCCACATCCTGCCGGGCGCGGCTCCGGAACCAACGGGCGCTGCCGATCCCTGGACGCCCGTGCACGGGCCGTTCTCGGCCGACTTCGGATGGGTGACGTTGGATGACTGGACCCATGGTCCGATTCGGTGCACGGACGGTCAGGCGGCCATCTTCAGCGCCCTGTGGTCGTTCAAGGGCGCCGAGGTGGACGGCGAGCGGATCATGACGCGCGCTGGCCAGACGAGCGACAAGCCGATCGACCTGTTCAAGGTGAAGACCGCGAACAAGGGGAAGCCGGAGTACGAGGGTCCGCTGCATGCCTACCGAGCACTCGTGAAGTCCAACCGGCGCCAGGGCGTTTACTGGATGTCGTGTGCTGCAGACTGCAGCCGTTCATAGCCATTTCGTTTTGAGGTACCGGAGTCGACCCTGAGCCGCCGGTCGCTACAATTGAGAGCAGCCATTCAACTCGAACACCAAGTTCCCGAGAGCCGCCATTCAAATTCCCAATCCATATTGTTGCCAGACCTTCAGGCGTGCAGTGGATCCGTCCATTTGCAGTGCCGCGTTGCGATTTAGCGCCCAGCCAGCATAAATCGCCTGAGCAGAGCGCGCATCTCAGGACCACGTTCATTA